AGACGGGGCTCGAACCCGCGACCTCCGGCGTGACAGGCCGGCACTCTAACCAACTGAGCTACTCCCGCAGCGGGCCGATCAGATCGATCCGCGAGAGGCGGGACTTAAAGGAGCCCACAATCCAAGTCAAGGACATTACAAATGTCCCTCTCTGCCGGACCTTTTTCCCCCATTGATGCAAAAAAGACCCTGTTTATGGGCAAAACATCATGGTCATATCCATGCCGAATCAACTAACCCTTGCGGGATAGTCAGTTCTGAAAGCTTAAAAGCCAAAAGTACCACGAGGAGGGTCATCATGGCGAAGAAAGCAGCTACCCCAGCTACCGTGACGCTCAAGCACCTTGCCGCCGCTCTGGCAGAAGAACACGAGTTGTCGAAGAAGACCGCTGAAGCGATTCTGACCGACCTCGTCACCAAGGTCACCAAGCACCTTAAGAAGGGCGAGCGCATCCGCATCGTCGGCCTTGGTATCCTCCAGGTTCGCAAGCGCGCTGCTCGCATGGGCCGCAACCCGGCCACTGGCGAAGCCATCCACATCAAGGCCAGCAAGAAGGTTGCCTTCCGCGCTGCCAAGGAACTGAAGGAAGCCGTCTAAGCGCCTTTTCGCTTTTTCGCCAACGCCACCCCGAAACCGCGCGCGGTTTCGGGGTGGCGTTTTTCTTTTTTGGGGAAACGTATTCGACCTCACGCCTCATCTGATCGTCATCGCCGGGCTTGACCCGGCAATCCATCTCTTGGGAAATGCCTTTCACGAACTGCGACGGATACACCGAGCAAGAGCGGAAGCGACACCGTTCTTCAAACGGCTATGTCCACGTATGACGATTGAAACTGGAGCGACCACCGTGGCGATCGAATTCACCCACACCGTTCTCGAACGCTTCCTGCGTTATGTGCGCATCGACACGCAGTCCGATCCGGAATCGCCCACCACACCATCGACCGAAAAGCAGAAAGACCTGGGCCGCTTACTTGCCCAGGAATTGCGCGATCTCGGCATTACCGATGCTCACCTCGACGAGCACGGCTATGTTTATGCAACGCTGCCTGCGAACACCGACAAAAAAGTGCCTGTGGTGTGTTTCTGCTCGCACATGGACACTTCTCCCGATTGCAGCGGCAAAGACGTGAAGCCGCAGATCGTGAAGAACTATCAGGGCGGCGACATCGTATTGCCGGCGGATTCTTCGCAAGTGATCCGCGCCAGTGAGCACCCTGCTCTCGCTCATCAGATCGGTCATGACATCGTCACCACCGACGGTACCACGCTGCTCGGCGCCGACAACAAGGCGGGCGTCGCCGAGATCATGGATGCGGTGCAGGTGCTGCTCGCCAATCCGCAGATCAAGCACGGTCCGATCAAGATCCTGTTCACGCCCGACGAGGAAATCGGCCGTGGTGTCGATAAGGTGGATTTGAAGAAGCTCGACGCCGACGCCGCCTATACCATCGACGGCGAGAGCGCGGGCTCGATCGAGGATGAGAGCTTCTCGGCGGATTCCGCGACCATCCATATCCAAGGTGTCAGCGCCCATCCCGGCATGGCCAAAGGCAAGATGGAACACGCGATCAAGATCGCTGCGCGCATTGTCGATGCCCTGCCGCAAGATACCCTGACGCCGGAGACGACCGAAGGACGCGAGGGTTTTCTGCATCCCGTCGGCATCGAGGGCGCGCTTGAGGAAGCGACGCTGCATTACATCGTGCGCGATTTCGCCGTGGCCGGGCTGAAGGACAAGGAGGCGCTGCTGGAGCGCACGGTACGCGACGTGATGAAGGATTTTCCGCGCTCAAGCTATCGCATCGAGGTGCGCGAGCAGTATCGCAATATGAAAGAGGTCGTCGATCGGCGGCCCGAGATCGTAGACCACGCGATGGAAGCGATCCGCCGCGCGGGGCTTAAACCCGAACGCGGCAGCATTCGCGGCGGCACCGATGGCTCGCGGCTGTCATTCATGGGCCTGCCCTGCCCGAACATTTTCGCGGGCGAACATGCTTTCCACTCGCGCCTCGAATGGGTGAGCGTGCAGGACATGGAAGCGGCGGTGCGCACCATCGTGCATTTGGCTGCGATCTGGGAAGAACGCGCGTAGGCACTCATCTCTTGCTGAAAATCGTTCGGGTCTCACTGAAAATCGTTCCGGCACGATAGCGTGAATCGAATATTAAATTCACCGTCGCAATTGCGAACCTGCTTCTCTTCATCCGGTTAGCTTGATGAGCAACCGAACTTGCGCCGTAGCCAATCGCGGCTAAATCTTGGCGCAAATAAGAAGGAATGAAGAGGATGAAACCGTCTCTGCAGACCGCCCTGGCGGCGACCGCAATCACCCTGATCGGCGTCCCCCTCGCAATGGCGACCATCATCGCGGCATCAATCATCAGCCTGTAAGTGCTCATCAGTGATGATAGGCATGACCTCGGCTACCGGGCGCCGTTGAGCAGTCATCGATGGATGATGGTAGGCGGTGAGAGATTCGAACTCCCGACCCTCTCGGTGTAAACGAGTCGAAATCGAAATAGATAAGCAATTTCAAGAAGCGTTACCCTCCAAAAACCGTGAACGATTTGGCAACATCGCACTGTATCTGTGCCGAAACTGTGCCACTCGGGAACTCGGGCCGATAAAACCGATGTTCTTGCTCTGTTCGAGTCCTCTATATACGATCCGAGCATGACACCCGGCCCTCTCTCCAAAATCATCGACGAAATGCGTCTCGGCTACGTCCAGGAGCATGGGTCGAGAGATAGGCCGTTGAAGCGTAGGAAGCCGAGATGAGCAAACGCCACCTATTCAGCCCGCCCCGCGATGAAATCGATGAGATGCAGTTTCACGTCAAAGAATGGACGGAGACGGATTCGCTGGAGAAAACACACTGCATCAGCGGGAGCTTGACGCTGGCTGTGGCGGCATTCGATGCGGCTGTGATCGAGTGGCCGAATAAGCACCTGACCTGCCAGCACGGCTCTAGGGTGCTAAGGCAACATAAGCCGCATGTGTAACCTCTATTCCCAGACCAAGGGCCAGGCCGCCATCATCGCGATGACGCGAGCGATGGAGGATCGGTCGGGCAATTTGCCGCCGATGCCCGGAATCTTTCCGGACTACGCCGCGCCGATCGTTCGAAATGAGGGCAGCCAGCGTGTGCTGACAATGACGCGCTGGGGCATGCCATCGCCTCAGAACGTGTTGGCCGCATCGAAGCGCGACCCCGGCGTGACGAATATACGCAACACCGCCTCCCCGCACTGGCGGCGCTGGCTGGGCGTTGAGAACCGCTGCGTCGTACCGTTTACCTCATTCAGCGAGTTCAATAAGGCCGAGGGCGGCGACATCTGGTTCGCGTTCAGCGAGGATCGCCCGCTGAACTTCTTCGCCGGCATATGGGTGCCGAAATGGAAATCCGTGCGCAAGGTCAAGGAAGGGGAAGTTGAGGCTGACCTCTTTGGCTTCCTGACAACCTCCCCGAACGCCGAGGTCGGCGCCATCCACCCCAAAGCTATGCCGGTGATCTTGACGACTCAGGAAGATATTGAGACGTGGCTGACAGCGCCAAAAGAAGAAGCGTTGAAGCTACAGCGACCGTTGCCGGATGGATCGTTGAAGATCGTCGGCCGCGGAGTGAAGAAAGACGATGTTGCACTACAAGAATGACGACCCTTTCGCCAAACCCGAAGATGCTGCCCGCGAGCTGATACGGCTTTGTAAAGTCGAGATGGAGGAAACCGGCCAGCCTCACGCCTATACCGGCTCCGTGAATTATGCATTTACGACCGGAGGGCGCAGTGCAGTTGCAAGCTATGGCCTAGGCCGGGATTACGCCGTCGCAAAAGGCTGGCTGGCGGTCGATGAAAGCGGATCGCGGATTACGCTGACGTCGGAAGGCGAATGCATAACACCGCCACTTTGATTATAAATCATTTCCGCTACACTCTTCGCGCAGCGTTTTGATGATTGATTGAAACACGGCGATCGTATTTCGCTCTCGATGGACCATCTCGATAGTTATGTCGGTCCATTCTCCACCGCGCCTTCTGCAGCCAAGCTGCACGCGGCCTGCTTCCAGGTCGGACAATTTTTCTTGGAGATGCGCGATATAATCCTCCAAGGCGCTCAAAAAACGTTCGTGTTCCAAGACTCATATCCACATAGAGCGTGGAGGAGAAACGCATAGATGGTTGGCTGGTTCTTTAACCTTTGATGCTAAATTTAAAAATGCAGAAGCTTTCGAGGTGAAGTGCCTGAGCCGCGAGGGTGAGCAAAATGAGTAATTTGCTCTGTCCGCTTACGATCCATGTTAGCGTTTTTGCCGATTAAACTCCCATTTTGGAGTTATGACTCGCAAACGCATTTGCCGGCTCCCATACTTAAAAAATCACCGCCCGATCCTTGGCTTCTATCGGTGACTGAGAACGCCGGTTGCGCTCCCGCCCTATTCCAACACGGGAGCAAGAGATGCATCCATTTAATTCGCCTGATAGAATCGAAAAGACCTTTCTCACAGTCGGCATAATTGCCGGGGTGATGTTGATATTGACCATAGGCATCAGCTTCTTTTTGCCATGACGCGCAAAACGAATACCTGTTGGACAGAAGCTGATTACCAACTTTTGGGAAATTATGCTCATAAGGGGCATACCGCGTTTCGTATCGCAGCCGCGCTTCAGCTTCAGCGATCAGTCGCTGGCGTAAGAACAATGGCGCAGCGAGCTGGCGTAAAGATTCAGACGGGCCACGCCGTTCGCGCAAAACTAAACTTACGGAATTGAGAACTTGATCGGACGATAGACCTTCTAACACAATGACAAGATATTATTTTGATCTGCAAGAAAACGGCCAACTTGTGGCGGATGAGGAAGGTATGGAATTTTCCAGCCTTAACTCCGTTCAGCAGGAAGCTGTCCAAACCCTTGGCGACCTCGCGCGAGGCATGGAGTTCGATGTTCTGGAACCCGGGCCGCAGAAAGCAGCGATTTCAGTCCGAGACGACGAAGGTCCGGTTTTGAACATCGACTTTATGGTCTCCTGGAACGTATTCAGGCAGTAAAAACGAGCAGGCCCCACTCCGAAGATCGCGGGAATACTGCGCGCCATTTGCCCGGAGAGGAACACCGAGAGAACACTTCTAAAACGACGCAAACCCGCACCTCGTTCCGTCGATGTAAAGGGAACGAATCAAACCCACTCCCATTGAATCCGCCGTTAGTTGCGGAGTTGCGTAATGGGTTGGTCGGCGCCGTTAGATAGGACGTTTGTGCCTGAAAAGGGCAAACCGATTAAGACGCTGGCCGATGCCCGCGACTATCTGCTTAAACTCCCAAAATCCCGCCACAAGGAAGATGACGTTCAGACCGCCATAGAGGCGGTGTTGATGGCCGCCGAGGGGCGCGGACCTGTGTTGCATGCAACGGCCGGCGTCGGACTGGTGGTTGAAGGAAGGTCGGGCATTCAGCTTCCAAAATCATCGCGGAGAGCGCGCCATGAATGACGTAGAGCTAGTCGCGAGTGCCATGCGCGAGATCGAGATTATCCTTTCCGACCACATCGAGCCGGATCACGTTCAGGACCCAGAGGGCGCGGTGAACAAAATATTCGAAGCCATGGACCGACCTGGCGTTCAGGCCGCAGTGCGGAGGCTGCGCGGAGAGAGAGCTCCGTTGAGGTTGGTGTAAAACAAAACCGAGCCGCCTCTTGGACGACGCGGCTTAAAAATCGGGCGCTCAATCCCGAGCGTCGCCCTGTGACCCCCTCCCTGTCAACGTAGAGGGTAGCCTGATTTAGCTTAGAAAATCAGCGCCATAGCGTGCTCATGGCCAGCGAACCCACAGCGAACGTCTCGCGATCGCACCGTGTACAACGTGCAAGTTACGTGCAAGCAATGGCTTGTCAGTCTCCGCAAGAATGGTGCAATGTTCCACGTAAGGAACGTCTATAATGATCGACAAAATAAGAAACTCGTTTAAAGATCTAGAAGCTCCGACCTGCTCGAAGTGCGGCGGGCTTATGAGTTGGTTTTCTTCTCAACTCATCGAATATTCCCCACTTGCTATCGAGCATACGTTCTATTGTTCGGCATGCGGTACACGAAAAATTCGTAAAGACATAAGTCCAGAGAAAAGTGTCGAGCCGCCCAGCAAGCTGTCCCGTCCTAAGTTAGGTCGAGTAGCCTAAGCGTCCGCCATGGGTTTTCTGTTAGGGGCGATGCCGATCAGTGCGCTCATTCTCGATTTTATTGACTAGCTCCACACGCTTACGAACGTGATCATAGAGGTCTCCAACTTCTGCCTCCAAATCTGCTTCCGACAACCCCTGCGTTTCGGCCATTTCGACGCAGCGTTGGACTAATTCTCTCACGCCTTGCTCTCCCCCGGATAGGTGATATTCCTCCGTGGCGTGAATGCTGTTCTGCATCCAAAAATCAAGGAATTCGCGCGCTGCTCATCAAGGGCCAAGACCAATCGGTTTGAGCCAATCGACGCCGCCCTAGTTCGCGGCCTCTTCCAGTCTATAATCATTTGCCATCATTATGTGGAGTGCCCGTTGGCCGCAGCTCCTCGAGAGCCTGTCATCTTAATTCGTCGCTGCTACACGCCTATTCATGGCACTTGGAACCTTTTGCATTCTCAAGTGTTCTCTCCGGTTAGGTCGAATCCAAGGAAAACATGCGAAACCAAATTCATCCCGGGGCCTCGTTATTAGACGAGGGCCGTTATCGCATGCTCGTGGAAGCGGTGACGGACTATGCCATTTTTATGCTGGACGCGAATGGCATCGTGAGCAGCTGGAATCCCGGCGCGAAGCGATTTAAGGGATATGAGGAACACGAAATCCTCGGACAGCATTTCTCCAAATTTTATACGGAGGAAGATCGCAAAACAGGCCTCCCGGCGCGTGCGCTGGCAACAGCCGACCGCGAAGGAAAGTTTGAGTCCGAAGGTTGGCGCGTTCGCAAAGATGGATCCCGCTTCTGGGCTTATGTCATCATCGATCCAATTCGCGATAACCAGGGACAAGTGGTCGGGTTCGCCAAGGTCACGCGTGACTTGACCGAGCGTCGCGAAGCCGAGTTGCGTCTGCGCGAAACTCAGGAACAATTTCGCCTTCTTGTCCAGGGCGTCACTGACTACGCAATTTACTTGCTCACTCCAGAAGGAATCGTCCGAAGCTGGAATGCAGGCGCGGAAAGAATCAAAGGGTATAAGCCAGAGGAAATTATTGGGGAGCACTTCTCGCGGTTTTACACCAAGGAAGACCGGTTGCTTGGGTTGCCTAAGGCGGCCATCGAGACAGCCTTACGCGAGGGCCGTTTTGAGAAAGAGGGATGGCGCGTTCGAAAGGACGGAACAAAATTCTGGGCGAATGTCGTATTGGATTCAATACGCGACGAGAATGGCGAGCTTATAGGGCTTGCCAAGATCACTCGAGATATCACCGAGCGCAAAGTCGCAGAAGAGACCCTCGAGAAAACGCGCGAAGCGCTTATTCAGGCGCAGAAAATGGAGGCGATCGGCCATCTGACAGGCGGCATCGCGCACGATTTCAACAATCTGCTCATGGCGATCCAAGGCAGCCTCGAACTCTTGAAACGGCGCCTCACGACCGACGATTCCAAAATACATCAGTTCTTAGACAACGCTCTGCAGGGAGCGAGACGCGGCGCGGTGCTGACTCAACGGATGTTGGCCTTCGCACGCCGACAAGAGCTCGCGCTAGGCTCTCTCGATGTGCCCAGTACAGTGCGAGGAATGACGGGTCTCCTTCACAGTTCGCTTGGTCCATCAATTTCTGTCGATACTCATTTTGCCGACGATCTGCCGAAGGCTTATGCCGACGCCAACCAGTTCGAGCTTGCGATTTTGAATCTGGCAATGAATGCGCGAGATGCGATGCCGGAGGGCGGAACAATCTTTATTGGCGCTCAAAAGATTACGAACACAGAAGAAGACCTCGGCTTAAAGCCCGGCGATTATATCTGCGTCTCAGTTCGGGATACAGGAACGGGAATGGACGAACATATCTTAGCCCACGCAATGGACCCCTTTTTCACAACCAAGGGGGTCGGCAAGGGAACGGGCCTCGGACTTTCTATGGTTCATGGAATGGTCGAGCAATCAGGAGGAAAGCTGCGCCTCAAAAGTAAATACGGCAAAGGCACCACTGTCGATCTCTGTCTGCCTATCGCTCCTTCAGATTCCCAAGCAGTCTTCCAAAATCAAAATAATCTTGCCAACAGCGGTGCCGCACGCAAGCTCGCAATTTTAAGTGTCGATGATGATCCTTTAGTTGCTCTCAACACGACCGCTATGCTCGAAGAGCTTGGGCATGATGTCCATTCACTGTCGTCGGCAACAAAGGCCCTTGACCTGCTGCGTCGGCAGAACATCGATTTGTTGATTACCGATCAAGCGATGCCAGTCATGAGCGGGATTGAATTGATCCGCGCCGCCCGAAAACTGAAGCCAGATTTGCCAGTTATCATCGCAACAGGCTACGCCGAGTTACCTGCCGGCGTTGGGCTCGATATTTATAAGCTCGCGAAGCCGTTTAGTCAGCGCGACTTAGCGGAAGCAATAAATGGTGCGGCGATTGTTTGAAGAAGCCGGCATCGTCTGTGCCCAAAACGTTCGCGCGTGTGGATCGACAGATTCCCGTTATTAAAGTTTTAAGAGATTTGAGTTCACCCTCCTCCCCGTGAGGGTCCAGACATGTCCGATCTTCAACTCAAGCGGGCTTGCAACATCTTTCTCGGCGCGTCGTACGCCGGCTTTGCCTTGCTCTGCGGCTGCCTCCTCAGCATCGCGCTGCAGTAACGACGTGCCCAATCGTTTATTCCCTTTCGGTCACTGGTGGGATGGTTAGTCCAAGCAATCGCCGGTTGCTGCACTCGCGAAATGGATGAGTGATTTACTCATGCACACTTAATTCAATTTGAAGTTTGAACAAAGCCCGGCCTGCGCAGTTTGTTAAGCAGCACCGAGCTGTACGAGGCTTCTATCGGTGATGAGACCGCCGCTTGCGCTCCCGCCTACTTTTCCAGGGAGAGCAATTATGTATCCTTTCGATCGACTTGATCGAGTCGAGAAAACCTTCATTGCAGCGGGCATTCTTGCTACCGCCGTATTGGTGATAGCGATTGTCTACGGAGCTTTCTTCCTATGACTCGCATCATGAAAACATCTTGGACTGAAGACGACTTGCGGCTGCTTCAGGACTATATTGACAGAGGCTATTCCGTGTATCGCATAGCTGCTGCACTCAATCGGTCCGTGGCAGGCGTGAGAACTATGGCGCAGCGGATTGGCGTCAGGATTGTGACCGGCAGCGATTTGCGGAAGCGTGCCGGAATGTCTGCGAGCGATGCCATCAGATAACTTCACCGGCATCGCTGTAAGCTTAGCGAGCGTGGTTACCACCGAAAAGACATTCCTAAAGAAGTCTTTCGTTGAATCAGAGGGACCAATTTAAATTGTTTCCTATGGAGTAGCTCAACAAAAACCACCAAATGAATGCAGGATATGCCGCGGCTTTATAGACGTTTACACGGCGGGCGTATGACTCGCAAAGTTGCCGGGGCTAGATGCTGAAATTATGGGACGCTCTGAGCGACCAGGAAAAGATAGAATCTCTTCACAACGCAGTGGATCGTCTGCGTGCTGAGGTCGCCGAAATTGGTGTTGAAGCGCGAGGCGCTAAAGCGGTCGTAGAAGAATTGGGAAGGGCAATGGTCGTGCTAGAAAAACGACTAGCACTTAGAGAAAACGCCTAGCCAATTTGACGAAATAAAAAAGCCCGCCACTCCGAGCATGGAGGGCGGGCTTCCGTTTCTCAGTTCAATGGCGCTATCTTGTCGTAATCGTTGATAATTAATCTGAGTTGCGCAGGCTCGCATTGATGCTTGTGTGTACCACGCGTCGCGTTCCCCGGGATTCCGATCCATGTCAGAGTTTGAGAACGCTTGTTCCACGCCAGGTCGAACCTAGGCTCACCTACCATCAGCAAATGAAATCGAAAACCATCTTCCGACGACTGATCGATGTGCCCACGTAAAGCGAGTGCCTTCGGCATATCATATACAACGCGGGAGTCGCTTGTATCAAAGGTGACGAAATAGCCTCCCAAAAACGTGCATTTGATAGAGAATTGCTCTGCGTGAGCAGAGCCTCCTGGGAGAGCAGTTGCTACAATGGCAAACAGCATTGCCAGAATTTTTCTCATAACACGCTCCGAAGAAAAAAGCCCGCCATCCCATCAGGAACGGCGGGCTAAGTCTAGGGAGGTGTGGACGTAACCCGGGCCACGGCAGGAAGTTTTAGGCGGCGTAGTATTCGTCGTCGCCGTTGAACCTTGAGTGCGGCTGATCGGCATCGCCATTGGCAAAGACCACGGCATCATCGGGCGCAATCTCACGACGAGCGCGCCTATCCCATCTCCGGTGCAGGAATGCGGGACGGCCAAAGACCGACACGGCATTCCAGTATCGCTGGTCGAAGCGATCGAAGCCGACAAAGTGCAGGCGCGGCTTCATCAGAGGCTCGTAAGCGCTGGGGGAATCGAGGATAGCAGCGTTCGTTAGTTGCCAACGAGTCTGGAATCCATATTGAATCGCAAGTGATTCGTCTTGAAACGAAAAACCGCCCGAGGCTGGCACCAAGGGCGGTTTGGATCGAGGCGGAGTGTGCAAAACCCGTTGTCGTCGCACACCCTGAAGGAAAAACCTCGATTGGGCAGACCATCGTCCTGATTTGGGTCCTCTGTCAAGACGGCAGCAGTTGAACCAGTCAAAGGGAAAAATCATGACTGGAACTACGCCTAGCGGCAGCAGCCGCGCACCTTCATATCGTATTCAACCGAAGGACGTTCCGATCATCAAGAAGCGCATCGCACTCGGTGACTTCTTGAACCGGATCGCGGCAGACTACGACGTGAACCCCGGACGGATCAGTGAGATCAAGAAGGGAAATAAGTTCGCGGGCATCCCTGCGGCACGCTAAGCGAATAACGGGGAGGCGCAGCGAAAGTTGCGCCTCTTCCCCGCCCTACACCGGCATAAACCCAAGCACTCCCAGCCCGATCACCACCACAGCAATCGCGATGCGCGCGTGGGGCCAGTGCATCTCAGACAGAGCCATTCGGATTGACGACGACAAACCCGGCGAGCGATCGAACATGCAGTCTCGTCTTCCGGCCGCCGCTGTTGGCGTCGTAGGCGAGCACCCTACCGCCGCCGAGGACTTCACGGATGACGAAGACATGCCCTCTACGTGCAGCGACCATGCCGGGCGCAGGCGTAGCGCGCGGAAAACGCAACCAGTTCGACGCCAGCCATAGCGAGCGGACCGGCTTGCCGAATACCTCGACCGCGGCTCCGCACCCACAGAACGCTCGATGCGGACATCCTGCAGGATGAGGAAGAATCCGACCCGCCCTATCCGTTGGCATTCCGAACGGCATGGCGTCGTAAAGAGCTTGGCCCCGGGCGAGGCGGCGGGCTTCCCGCCGGTCAATTCCGGCCGCGCGAGCGTTTGCCGCCGGTTTCGCAATGCCCTCACATGGCATCGAGACATTGCACTCAGGCGAATAAAGCTGGTGCGCCACGCGGGCATGATGGTGACGCGGGCGCGCTTCGGCATGCGATACAAACAGGACAGCGCAAAGCGCCGCCGCAATAGCAGCGATCTTCATTCTCTACCTCATTTGTTAATTGGTCCGATTTGGAACCGGATATGCTTTTTCGCCGCTGCTTCCTGGGCAACGGCTAGAGCCCGGTCGGTTAAACCTCACGACGCACCGACCGGGCTGACCGGAACGATATTTCCGAAGGCGCTTTGGTAAGAGCCGCAAGGGTAGGCACCTCCGGTTGCGGCAGGCCCGGTCGGTTTGGAAGGCGTTCAAGATCGACCGGGCCTTTTTTGTTTAAGGGTACTCACCGTCTATGCCGCCTTGTGAGCGATGCTGGACGAAGCCCTTGCCGTGACGGAGTTCGCTAATCTCTGTCTGCTGATTTGCGATTAGCTGGCCATGCGACGCTTGTCGGACCTCGATAACCGCAACGCGGGTGCCGAGGTCGCCCTGCCCCTTAAGGGCGTCCTCAACGCCCTTCACTCGCTGGGTCAGCAGATCAATACGACCGCCCATCTTTGTAAAAGCTACGGCGAAACCAATCGCCGCAATGAGAGCAGTCAGGATATTCCCGACATTGACGGTCGTATCGAGTGTCATTCAAGCATTCCCAGCGCTATTTCGAAGCGGCGCAAAGCCGCTTCCATTTTCGATTATTGGTGTCCACCTGCTCTTTGGTCTTTCGCGTGTCAGAGGACGACCAGTAGACCGGCTTGTAGTTCTGACAGAACGTGTCGGTCGGGACCGGCGCTGTCTGAAGTTGGCAATACATGACGAGAACGCCAAAGCAGATCACGGGTCGGCCCTCTTGAAGTCAGGATCGAATGCCGTGTCATCAGACTTGTCGGCATGGTCCTTGTCGGCTTCTTCTTCGACCTGTTGTGCGAGTGCTATCCGATCTGCCGTCGTCTTCAGAACGTCCGACACGGCTTGCTCGTAGCCAACGCCTCGATTGGTCGCAGCATCGGCCGAAACCTTGATCGAGGCGATAAGCTGGATCAGTGCAGGCAGCGCCTTAAGCGCCGCCAGCACAAATGCGGTCCACGTCACTTGCTGACAGCGCCGGTCGCGCCCGAGACAGTCGGGATGGACGGGTTGGCCGCGACGTCTGAAGGCACAGCAGTCGTGCCGGACTTCACGAACAGGCCCCAGCCGACAGCGAACAGCGTGCCGAGCGCACCGACGATGGACGTTACCTGGTCGGCAGTCACCCAACCCTTGCCAGTGGCGAAGCTGCCAGCAGCGATAAGGATATAGCGGATGATCTGCCAGATCATGTCTGAGCTCATTTCTAGTCTCCAGTGATGTAGTGAATTGCGCGAGGCCGTCGCGCGGCGGAACTCGATAAAAGCTCTTGGTTCGGGAACCGGGCAACTGAAAGCAAATCGAAAGCTATCGCTCGTAAGGTTTTGCCAAGGAGCACGCCGTGGCCTCTGCCGATGACGACAAGCGTGAGGATATTCCTGTTATTGCTCTGAGCCTGGCTGTCGGCGCTGCAATTGGCGTAGGGCTGAGCTTTGCGATCTTCGTCGTTTACTGGATTTACTTCGGGCCGTTCTCCGGCATCGGCACAGGCGGGCCTTAGACGACCTTTCCAGTAGAAGCCGAGCCGAGCGCCAGCAGCGGCCCGGTCGCCCCGACCTTGGGCAGCGGAACGGAAGCTGGCCAATAGAAGCCCGACAGCCCGAAGGTGCTTCCCGCCTTCCTCATCCGCTCGACTTGGACCATGTCGCTTTCGTTGCCGCCGAGCGTCCGGATGTATTGCCCGTCATCTCCGGCATAGAACCCGACATGACCGAAGCCCTTGGATCTGACGCCGCGCCAGAACGTGACGATGCAGCCCGGCGCGGGGGCCTTCAGCTTGACGAAGTTCTTGTCCCGCTCGAATGAGCGAGCCATGGCCGACCGGGTACCTCGTATCCCGACACTTTCCAGCATCGCGTTGGCGAAGATGGCGCACCACGGATCGCCTTCCCGGCCGCAATGGGCCAGTCCGACATAGCGACGGATGTCCGCCCCCCTATTCTGCGGCAGTTCGTGGACACCGATCTCTTTTTGCGCCGCAAGAAACCATGCAGGCATGGCAACGGGCCCGACCGCTTGGGCTGCGTTGGGCATGCTAGTACTCCGTTTTAAGTAGTTGTCTTTCCCGCGTTCAGCGGTACCGTATCCGGATGTCGGATGACGATGGCGTGGCCGAACTCATCCTCGGCATTGCTTTGGGTGTAGGCGTTGGCATCGGAGCGACCGTCTTGGTCGCCGCCATCCTTTTTGACGTATTTCCGCCCTTAGCTTTCGGACAATGACCCCCACGGGAGCTTAGTTTTGGTCGGGCCCAATCATCCTCTAAGCGACAGACAAAAACTAATCGCCTCGCTAGTGATCTCCATCCTGGGGAGCTACCTCGCAGTCACGGCGCTAAAGACTATTGTCGAGGCCCTGTTCCGGCGCTGAATCCGTAGCGCTTCTGGCGCTGCGTTGGGCATTGGATTTGTGCTATCGAGGATGCCGCGTTAGAAGCGGCGATTGCCGCTACAACATTCAAACCTGTGTTTTGGAATGCGCCACAATCTGAATGACATTTTCGAGCACGGGCTAACCGCGCACCGAGAGGGCCGTCTTGATATGGCGGCTGCCCTTTACCGAGAAGTGCTTTCACACAGTAAAAAGCAGTTTGCGCCTCTGCATCTCCTAGGCGTGATCGAGGGGCAGCGCGGCAATCTAGCCGAGGGCATACGCATGATCAGCAAAGCTCTTCGCTTAGAACCTCGTTCGGCAGAGGCTTATCTCAATTTAGGTCGCCTCCAAGGAGAGATTGGCGACCTTGTCAATGCAGAAATCAACCTGCGCAAGGCGATCCAGTTTAATCCCCAAAGCTCACTTGCCTACAGTAACCTAACTGCAGTTTACCGGCTCATGCAGCTCTACGATCAGGCAAAGGACGCAGCAGATCATGCCCTCAGGCTTAATCCTAACGATGTGAACGCCCTTATAAATCGCGGCAATGTTTTTCTTTCCCTCAACCGCCCAGACGAAGCTAGGTCAGATTACGAACGCGCAGTCACCCACTTTCCTTCCTCTACCGAAGCTCAGCAGGGCCTTGCGACATGCCTGCTCGACATGAGCCGCTATCAGGAAGCTATTCCCCTCATAGAGATTATCCTAGAAAGCAATCCGGAATTAGACGGCCTCAGGGGACGCCTCTTCGGAGCTAGGATGGCGATCTGCGACTGGACCAACTATGAAACCCAGCGAAGTGAATGCGTTGCCGCGATCAAGAAAAACCCGGCGTCAGTCAATCCATATGACTCGATCATCGTGACACAAGATCCAAGCCAGCAATTGGCTTGTGCCCTCGCATATACGAAAGCGAAAATTACTGAAAAACATCAAATCTGGAATGGCGAGAAATACAACCACAAGAAAATTCGAATTGGGTACATATCTCCTGATTTTCGTGACCACGCTGTAGGCCGAGTCATTGCAGGTGTGTTCGAGCGGCATGACAGGGATCGCTTCGAATTGTACGGACTATCTACCGCTACCGATCAGTCACAGTTGAGGGAGCGACTTATATCCGCGTTCGACCACTTTATTCCCATAAATCCAGTTTTCGCTCATGCAGCCGCGAAGATCATTCGGGACAATGAAATAGACATTCTGATCGATTTGGCAGGGCATACACGTTACTCCGGTTTGAGCGCTATGGCGTTCAAGCCGTCCCCCGTCCAGGTGACATGGCTTGGCTTCCCCGGCTCAGCTGGCGCCCAGTTTGTGGATTACATCATCGCGGACCCCACAGTGATCCCGATGGAGCACGAAAAGTTCTATGCGGAGAAAGTCATCCGCCTTCCGTATACCTACCAGCCGAACGACGGCGACTTGAGTATTGCAGAAGCACCACCCCGGGAATCTGTCGGATTACCTGCAAATGGCTGCGTATTTTGCTGCTTCAACAATACATTCAAAATCACGCCAGAGGTGTTCGACATCTGGATGCGCGTCCTCAGCCAGATCGAAAACAGCGTGCTCTGGTTGTTTGAGGGCAACGCGGTTGCCAAAGCCAAGCTTATTAAGGAAGCCGGCGCGCGCGGCATTTCTCCTAATCGCCTCGTTTTCACATCACTTACAGACTACGCTACTTATCTCGCGAGAACTCAACTAGCCGACATATTCTTAGATAATAACTATTGGAACGGTCATTCTACCGCGAGCGACGCTTTGCGTTGCGGTGTTCCGGTAATCACATGTCTTGGCAATAGCTTCGCATCCCGCGTTGCCTCCTCCCTGCTCCGCGCGATCGAGATGCCCGAACTCATCACCAGTTCGCTGGAAGAATACGAAGCTCTGGCGCTCAAGCTCGCGCGCGATCCCGCTCTGCTTGCCGAGACAAAGGACAAGCTCGCGAAAAACCGCCTCACGACGCCGCTTTTCGATACCGGGCGGTTCACCCGGCATCTGGAAGCCGCTTTCCAGACTATGTACGAGCGTGCGCAGCGCGGAGAGTCCCCATCGGCTTTCAATGTAAGCATTGAAACACATGCTTAGATCGCGCCAGCCGAATTACCCAACAAAGGCAGCGATCTCGTAATCTCCTTCGGAGAGCAATGCCTTCACTGCTTGCGTCAATGGCGCACCATCATGGGCATGGTAAGTGAACGGAATCGTTACCCCGTCAAATACACCAGCTACATCCATATCGATGTACGAGTGATCGGCGCTAACGTATCTCAGATTTGAGATTGAAATTTGCATTATGCTATCCTCTGCCAAAGCGTCACTGCGGTAACGCCCTCTCCCTGGCATTTCCAGGTTCCGGAGCCGACAAAAGTGCCAGTCGTATACATCCCGCTCCCGCTTACTGAGGCGTATCTCAGAGATGATCCAGCAGCCGTTTGTCCGAAAAGAACCGTGTCAGGCAAATAGGCAAAAATATAGGCTCCGACACTGGCGCCCCCAGGCGCACCCGATGATGGCAGGTTTGTCAGCGCCGAACCGTCCAATGTGGGTAGTTTGTTCGCAGTGGAGATTAGTAAGAGGTTGCCTGCGCCCGTGCCGGCATCTTTCGCTGCGGCGGTTCCGAGCGTCGGCTTACTTGAAAGGTCGGTATACGAACCTGTCTTAGCAACTGTGGCCAATGCGCTGATCTGAGCTTGGAGCTTTCCAAGCGCAGAAAGCACCGTATCCGTTGCCGCAATGGCGGCATTGGTCGCGAGCGATAGCCCGGTCAGAACAACTGATCTTACGCGCGCCGCTGTAAAGTAGAGGTTTGTCGAACCTTCTGTGACGGAATCGGTTGAGCCTGGCGATGCTTGAATTTCGACGTAGGCCGATCCCGACCAACGATAAGTTTTATTCGTGTCCGTGGTGACATAAATCTTTCCGCCATCCCCGGTCGTCGGAAGCGACGCAAAATCGCTGGCTTCAACGACATCGTCGACATATGACGGAAGTTGGGACGATGGAATTAAGCCGTTCTCGTCGAGTGCCGCGTAACCGTTTGGCTGTCCTTTTTCACTCGTCTGTTCAGCAGAATCCGCCTTCGTAAGTGACGCAATCGATGACGTGTCGAGCGAGATCGTTCGGTCAGCACTAAGATCGCCGCCGCCGATTAATCCCGTTCCTGCAGCAACAGAACGCGCCGGCTGGACAGCGGTATCCGCGTTAGCTCCTTGCGCCGAGGTTGCGAACTCTGAGGCATGTTTGCCGTCTAGCAAATCGGCGTCGAGACCCGATCCATCCCCATCGACAGTCTTTACCTTGGTAAGGACGTCTGAAGCAGTGTAGCTGGTGGCGGGAAGCGCATTGTCCGCCTTAGTGCCTTGGGAGGACGTCGCAAAGGCAGAAGTTGGCTCCGATGCCGCGCTGTCCAGCGCGACTCTGCGTGAATTGCCAGAGCGAACGACGTGGACGGAATCGCCGCTTTGTGCCGCCCCGCCATCCGTAAGTTCGCCAATTTCTTTGTCTGACATTTCTGTTTCCTAGTAAAAGATCGTCATGACGGTGCGACGAGCTGTTGCCGTTTCGATTTCAGCAACGACGCCGACTTCGCCCGCAACAGTTGCTCCAAGCGCCCGCACAACTATTCTGACATCGGCCGACGTTTCGCTTGGTGACGCATGCAGATCAGCGGCAGCTGATGTGATGATTTTGACGACTTCGTTGATTTGCGCCGGGGTGACAGCCAAAAGGCCGAGCGCACTGATCTGTGCGCGCGCTTCGCCAGCCCAATCTGAATTGGTCGCATTTAACGACCCAACGGCAATCAACGCATCTGATGTCTGGACGACCGAGCGCAAGAATGATGGCCGCGCCTGAACGACGCCGTTCGCATCGATAAAGGCGACTACCGACCCGTCTACGTCAAAGCTTCCCGCAGTGACCGACCCAAACGCTGTGATTAGGGTTGATGCGATAACATCAATCTTTGCGTCCGAAACTTCGAGCGCGCCGCTCGCGTTGACTAGGATTCGAAGAACTTCATCGAGCAATCCGCGCGATGAAAGCAACGACCCAGATGCCTTTACGCTTGGACCCCCTTCAATATCAAGGCGAGAAGTGCTCGCAAGTAACGCTGCAGAAGCAGAATTGCTGACCGATACTGCGCCAGCCGATGCTCCACCAGAGGCGAGAAGACCTCCGACTGCTAAAATAATGTCCGCGCTTATCTCTATGGCGCCGGCGAGGCTGCCGTCCGGAGAAATAAGCGCGGCAGAAGCTATTATGTATGGCGCAACCTCACACTCGAGGCTCACGGGATGTGCTGTTAGCACTCCGCCAGCAAGCCGCTCGTTTGTGAGCTCATAACCGGGCGCCATATCGCCTGACAGCAAGAGGGCATCTATTCCCCCTTGCATGTCACCAGACAGTGCGATCCGATGTTCGAGCGCCACTGGGGGTTACTCGGACGCGGTATAAGTCAGACTGGCAAGCGAACAGTCCTGCGACGTGGCAACATTTACGTTGGTGACTTCAATGTCTCCACCCATGCCAGACGCAGTGACCGATCCGGTCAAAATTGTTGATCCATTCTTGTCGAGAATGGCGAAATTATCGACGTCACCGCTCGCGACCGCTTGCTTTGCGATCGGCACGCCTTGCAACGAGATAACGCCCGCTCCTGTCGCTGGCGCGGTATCGAAAGCCGGGCTCGGCAGGTCGAACGCAACAATGACCGTGGATGAGTCTTTAAGCTGCAGCTTTGCAGTTCCGCTTCCGGTATCGACCGCGGATCCCACATAGTTCGCCAGCCCATTGCGGACCGAACTTGCATGCGTGATGGTCATCAGCTTTTTCCCTTCGTGTTAATGGTGGCCTTCAACGTGCCAGGCGAACCAGCAATGGCCGTCGCCGCAGTCTTTTTCGAAATGATGACGAGATTTCCTGCGGCCTCGATCTCGCGCACCGCGCTGACGCTATGTGACGTCACCGTGTATTGAAGTTGCGGTAGAAAGCGCGCCAGCAGACGTCCGCCTGAATCACGCGCCTCTTTCGGTTCGGTCACGGTGAACCGATCGCCAATTTCGACGGTCATATTCTTACTCCTGAGAGGGTGATGGATACGTCAGCAACCGTGAGATCACGGGTGCTTGGCGCGGTGATCGTGACAATGTCGCCTTGCGAAAAGTCGACGTCTAAATCGAAGGAAAACGTGCCTATCGAAGTGGCCGCCGGGAACGTAACGGATCCAATGTCAGATCCGTTTCTCGCGACCGAAAACACAGCGTCTGCTGTGGGCACAGCGCCCGCGCTTGCCGCGCTTGCGCTCAGCAAGGCCGGCAGACGAATGCCAGTGCCAGAAAAAACATGGCGCAACAGAACCTCAGAGGCCTTAAATCTGCCCTCGGCGTACATCGCCAAGTCAAACTTGTCGCCCGTCCCCGGCTCTCCCTGGGCGCCTCGAATTTCCTCGCCGTCACTCCACCCGCCTGCGCTCAGCCTGACGTAAAGAAGCTCTTGGTCTGATGCAAAATAAGTGAAGCCCGGATCTTCATCGTCGAAGGCGCTACGCCCTGATATCGGACCGGCAGAATTGATCGCGATATTGCCGGTATAGACGCCGTCAAAAACCCAACCTCCCGCTTCCCAATGCCACTCCTTCTTCGTCGATGGCTGGCGTGCGTACTGTCCGTCATCACCCACAATGCCGGCGGCAGTTGGATCAGAATACTGCGGCGCCACAAAGCGGTAGAAACCCTCGGTATTCAGAGCCTGAACCTGCTTCTTCAGGTCGAGTGCGATCTCGACATCCGTGAAGCGCAACTTTGAGTCCTGAAGGACGGTATAAGCAACATCCGCTTTATCGGCTCCGGGCCAAGGCGTAATCGTAAAATGCTCATCGTCAACAACATCGATGACCTTCGCGCTGACCGTCCCGATCGCAAACGTGTCTCCGATGAAGACATTGTTGAACGCCGTCGTTCCATCTGTCAGGGCAACATTCGTCCCGCCGGCATCCACTGTTGCGGTGCCGGTCGAATAACTTGGCAGAGCCATTTTGCTTTTCTCTTGAGTTAGGCTGGATTGACCGGGACGGCCATTACCGGAGCTTCTGCGCGTTCGAGACGCACCACCTGCGAGCCGCCATAGATCGCGAATTGGCCGGGATGCGTTGCTGCAATCATCGATCCGACCGAAACCGCCGTAGCTTCGTCGTTGTGGGCGCCAAAGACGCGCTGGTGCCCGGACGATTCCGACACGTCGGTGCGAACGATGAAATACATCGGCAGGTTAGCTTGGTCCGTCATCGGCGGAAGTCCGTCAGATAGAGCGCGCCGGCTGCAAGCCGACAAACATCGCCCGAAACCGTCGGGGCGCGCATGCGAACGGCGAACGTATGATTTCCGGCGGAAAGGCCTGTAGCCAGCCACATCACATTTATCGGCACAGTCAGCCTGTATGAAAATCCTCCGGCGACAGCAGAGGTATTTGTATTCCAGGTAAACGTGCGGACGACCACGCCATCAACTAAGAAATCTATGACGTTGTTTATCGAGCCCGGGTTGATGACGTAGAAATTATCTCCGCTCGCGATATTCCATTCCGAGCAATAACTCATGATGGACGCGCCGGACTCTACATCCAGTGTGCGTGATAGAACCGTCGATGACGTAAGTAATCCCGTGTCAGTATGGGTCGAATAATCGACCTTCGTCGCCGCTCCAGCGATCAGCTTGGTAATATCGACGCTATTGACCGCAAGCTGCGTGGTGTTGATCGCTCCGGCCTGAATGGTGGTCGATGTGATCGCGCCGGCCGCGATCATCTGCGTGATAATCGAGCCGTCCACGACCATGTCGCCGCGCAACGCGACCTTAGCCACACCATCCACGTTATCGATTGTGAACACCGGAACGGGGTCGCCGCCGGTTTCCCCCGGAAAAGCGACGCGGAACGTGTCAACGGTGACCGTGAAGTTCGAGATATTATCGCTATCGTTGAAGAGGACGACCCCGACAACATTTCCGCCGACGTCCACCATCACCGACCATTGCGCGGCAGCGTAGCCGTTCAGTGTGGAGATGGCCGAGGCGCTCTCGGTCACCGTCGTATCGAGTGCGGAAACCGTTGTCGAAAGGTCAGCTACAGCCGTCTGGGCATCAGTTGCGACGGTCTGGACTTCCGTGATCGATGCTTTGATCGGTCCAGTCGTTGAGACGAGATCAGTTTTCAGGATGCGCTTATCGATGTTCGTCCGAGCACCGAACTGTTGCACGGCTTGCGCAAGATTATCGACCCGGGCTCGGTCTGCATCGGCGCTCTGGACGATCGCGGTGATCTGTTCTGTGATTGCGTCCTGAAGGGATTTCAGCGCGACCGTGTTATCCGCAATGCGGATAGTAGGAGCCGTTAGATCGGCGGTCGAATATGGACCGGGAAGCTGCCCGACTGCCTGCACCCGAAGCGTCAGCGCCGAGAGCGTGACAACCTGCGAAAATTGGTTATCGCGGCCTTCATAGACCTGAATCCACGACTCCCCACCGTTATAGGATACATCCGCGACGTAGTAGAACGCGCCCGGAGCCGGAAACCAGCTTGCATTCAGCTTTGGCTCTGCCGTTCCCTGGTCGAACGTCGCGTTCAGCCCGAAGATAAGGGGGAGCGTCTGATTTGATGGAAACTGTCCGACCGGCAGGACCGGCGGCGCGCCGATGTCCGTCGCATGGACACGCTCATCGTCCACCACAAGCGAAAGCGTGAACTGGCTGCCGTTCGGCTGGCCGGTCAGAACCTTGACGACCTTCGACTGGTTGTCGGCGGTGCCAAGTTCGAACGATGGGTCTTCGCCGCCGGTCGATCGCGCCAAAACGTCCGAAAGCACGATGCCCTGCTGGGTCTCGACCGTCGCGAGATCGTCAGCGTCGAGCGCGGCTTCGTTGTCATTGTCGCCTCGCGTGACCGTGACAGGACCGAACCACTTGCCGTTCGGGCGGCGCAGGCGGATGAAATACGGTCCCGCGTCGGCCCATGACGGCGTTGGAGTGATCGTCAGCGTGTTGGCGTCGGCAGCAAGGACCGCGCCGTTCTGGCCATAATTCTGCGGAAGCTCAGATGACACGCGCAGTGTCTGGCCGAACGTGATCGCCCTGCCCTCGTACTCGCAGCCGATGTTCACGTTCTCGCGGCGATAGATCGACTGCAGATAATAGAACGCGGCCTCGCGGTAGGCCTGATCCCGATTGACAATGCCGTCGAGGCGCTTCGTGTCCGGATTGGCCGCAGTGAATAGTTCCGTATTCGGCGGATACTGGACTTGCTGCAGTGTCCATGTGTTCTCGTCGGCATACTCGATCACCACGGCGTCAGGGTCTTCCTCCCCCAGCATGGTGAAGGTGACTTGCGTCGAGTCGCGGACGATCTCACGGTCCGTCAGAAGCATTGAGGGAACGTCGGTCCATTCATCCCGAACGACCGATATCGTGTCTCCCAGCCAGTTGTGACGGCTGCGCGTGACGGTCAGCGCCTTATCAAGAGCCTCCGGTACCGACACCGCAGCCTGAAACACGTAATCGAACGTGTCGCCGCGAGAAGCACACCCCGCCGCGTGATTGACGAAGGTGTTGAAGTCGGTCTTGCCGTTCGCGATTTCAGCGCCGTACTGGCCGTTCGTGGCAATGTCGAGCGCAGCCCATGTCGGACTGCGAGTAGCCTGCGTTACGAAAGCGCCCTCGTCGGCATCCCAAACCGGCAATTTGCGAGTGGCGATGCAACCGAACTTGTAGGAGCCCTGCGTCGTCTCTGTCGCCTTGATCCGAATGGCAATGGTCGACACATCGGGAAATGCATTGTCGCCGCGCAGATAGGCGCGCAGGCCAGCCCAGATTGCCTCCGATGCGCCCTTGTTATCCGCCGGCACGCCGTCATTGCGGCGAAAGCGGACCTGATAGCGCCCCTCGGGCACGCCAAACAGAATGGTGCCGCGAATGGGCGAGCGGCTCGCGTAGGTCTTGGTGCCCTCGAAGGCAATTTCCCAATCGCCGGTCGGACTGCCAGCATCATCGACGGGCTGCCGCTCGACCTGAAAGCTAACCGTAAGCGGAAGGGTTTCTCCCTGGCTATCCAGGGCGTCGTTGATGAGAAAACATCCGGCCGGAAACGCATAATCGACCGCGAGCTGATAGGCCGTCTCTCCCGCCGGGCTCGCAACGAACGGGCCAAGCCAATCGCCCGGGGTGGTGCCGCCCTTTCCAGTGACCCCGGCGCCGTGCGGCAGCTGCTGGCCGGTTACCTCATCGGATTGCGAAACGTTGATCGGAAACAGCGTGACCGGATCACCCGGCTCGTAAAACTCGACCGTAGCGCTAGAGAAGGCTGGTGACACGCCATCGGTCGGATTCCAGAATGGCGTATCTGAAATCAGAAGCTGCTCATACTCCATGCTGCCCATCGAGACGGACAGCAGGATGTTCAAATACTGATCGTTGCCGACGAACTCCGACCACGGCGTGGCGGCGAGATCGGGATAGTTCTTCAGACGTCCGTACCAGACCGGCAGCGGCTGGCCGAGCTTCGCGAGGTTGCCTTGAGCCTGGATCGAATAAATCTGATCGGTCGTCGCATCCGGCGCATTTGTGCCGCCTGCCTTTGGCGCGGTGAGCGCGTTGACGAGCAGCGCGCCACCAAGGCCGATTGCAGCCGTCGCAAGCCCGCCAGCAATCGTTGCCGCTGTGCCGGTGAAGCCAAGGCCAGATGCGAGGGCACCACCCAGAGGTCCTGCAAACGCCGCCACCGCCACAAGTGCGACAAGGCCGAGGATTTGCTTGCCGGTCGATCCACGCCCACCAAGCGGATATGAGACAAACCGGACGTTATCGTTCGCGGCGATCTTCTTCCGGGCCCAATGGCGGCGAAGGAGCGGTTCGCCATTAATCTCAAGAACGGTCGGCAGGCCTTTCTTGAACTGCCAGCCGTATTGCCGATCGCGCCACGCCCAGCCTGTGCGGCGCAGGAAAGCCGTAACCGTCTCGCCCTTGCGCGGAACTTCGCGGGCGACCTCCAGCCCCGGCATGACGATATGCAGGACTGGACGGCGCACAGAGTTGCTGCGGCGCTCACGGCGCGACCGTGGGCGTTCTGCGACCGGCAAAGTCGGCAGTTTGTGGACGGGTGCGTGCATCGCTAGAATGCAACCTTCAGAGGGAGAAAAATTATGTCGGGATCGAACGAATTCGAACCACGGCTAGAAGCGACAAATGCCGAAATATCAGCGGCCGCGACCATTATCAGCGGAGTTCTTTTCAACGTGATTATGTACCATCTCGCTCATTTTCCTGAAGGTCTCAGGCGAGAACGCGCATCCCAAACATTTGATGTGATGAGAAGCGCAGTTACGCAACTGTCACTGAGGGGTGGAACCGATGAAGAACGCGCAAACGCTGAAAGTCTCGTTGACTCCCTCGTCGCTCAAACCGAGCAGCATGTGAACGATGAACTTGACGGGAGAAAATCGGACATCGGTTACATCAAACACTAGTGCGCTCCTGCATCGGTTCGAAAAATCTCAGTTGCTTCCAACCCTGCTGGCGCAGGGCGAGCGGCGTTTCAAAGCAGACGCCATTCTTCTCATCGCAGTGGATTACGCGGCTTTCAGGAGCCAGCCAGACCCCGATGTGCGCCGGCAGACGAAGATGCGCCATCAGGACGAGCGCGCCGTCCTTGGCCGTGATGAGGCCATTCCGCCCTTCTGGTACCTCGACCCATCCGCCGCGCTCGGGATGGGCGTCGATTGCCTCGATCACCCATCGCTTCGACAGGTCGGCCGGCACCGAAACTTGCGGCAATGATCGGCCAAATAGTTCGCGCTCGACGTGGCAGGCGAAGTCCCAGCAATTTCGAGATTGCCATGCCCACTTCTCACCAATGAGCGGCGCGAGAAATTCAGCGCGCATCATCCCGGCAACAAGCTCCTGAACTGCGTCGGGGTATAATTTTTCGACTGCTTCGGAAAACGCTTGTTCTGCAGGTTCTTCACCATGATCGTTCCGGTGAGCGTCGTGGCAACCATGGTCACGTTCGCAAGAATAAATTCCAGCGGTCCATAGGCAGGTTCGGTGAGATCACTTCCCACGTACTCGCGATAGGTGATTGTGATGTAAGCCCGAACGCCCATCGCAGCCCTGATCTGCGGGACAAGTTCGCGGTTCACGTTATCGATCGTGACCTTAGACTGCGGGGCCTGCCCTTCCCGCTGCTCAGGATAATCGACCTGAAACGGGATTGTGGTATGTGTGATGGTTTCGCCGGAATGCGGATCGGTTCCGACCTCGATTCCGAAATCCATGTCGTCGGCAACATTGGCGACGAGATAGGCCGGGTTTTCAAATGACGGATGATTGACGACGACCGTGGAATAAATCTTCTGCTCGGGCGGGCACGAAGCATACGCCTCTTGCATCGCTTCGTTCTGCGATGCCATTTAGATGCCGTACACTCGGAGTTGCATCGAAACGTTCGCTACCTCAGTTGTTAGGTAGTCGTAGCCGAGGGGTTGCGACAGATCGAATTGGCAAACCTTGTTTTCATACTCCGATCCGGTCCAGACGTTCATGGTGAACCGTCCCGATCCGCCTCCGATGGTCGAGGCAAACCACGTCTTGAACGTCGCAAGTTCGGCTAGAGACATCTGCACGAATTGTTTCACCGTGGCGATGTTGTCGCCCGGACGGCGGCGTGTACGCGAGTTGCCGCCCTCCATCTGCGTCACGATGGCATTCGCGGACCACGGCTGAAAGGAGAAGCCCTCTTTCAGAGATTCATACGGAACTCCGCTAGGCCATGTCGGGACCGTCATGCGCCTAGCTCCCGTTAAAGCCGCCGACCGCAGCCTTCATCGTTTTGGTGATGGGGCCATTCTTCGCGGCATCATCGGTAACGACGCCTCGCACCATGTCGCGGATCACAACATCAAAACTGCCATCAGCCTTCTGGCGAACCCCACCATGTTCGACCTGCCCGCTCGACTGGTTGATAATGTTGATGACCGGAGCATTGTTCTGCCCGAACGGCAAACGTGTAACGTTGCCGCCCATTCCCAGCATGCCGCCATCTGCGAAGCCTGGCAGATATGGCCTGCTGATGTGGTTTGGAACGACAGTGACACCACCAGAATGCACGTTGATCAGTTCGGGACCGCGCTCACCGACGACACCCCAACCGGGACCGAACGTTCCACCATCCGCCGCGGCGAAGGTCAGAACCGGCATACCGCCGGCCCCGCCAGTAATCATGCTGCTGCCGGATATCGCAGATCCTCCGCCGAGGAAGCCAAGGCCGCCAAGCGACTTCTGGAGTGCATCCGCAATCGGCTTGATGATCAGCATCTGCACGATCATCTTCTCTAGAGCCTGCACAAAGGAATTGGCGAAGTTCTTGATACCATCGCTCGCGCTGACCGAACCGCTCGCGATCGCCACGAGGTTGTCCGACATGCTGTTGAGCGTCGTGGTGGAAAGCTGGTCCAGTTGGGTTCGCGCCGATCCAGCATCATTCGCAAGGCGCTGTAGCTGCTCTAATGGCGCGCCAGCCACCTTTGCCGAGTTGGCAAGATTCTCAACGGATTTTGCCGCTGCGTTTGTCGCCGCAGCCCATTGCGCTGGATTGTTCGGGTCTAGAAGTTTCTGATCGACCAGCGCCTTAAGATTGTCGTTGGCTGCTTTTTGCGCGTCGGCCAGATTAAACACGCCGATCTGGGCTTGCTGCTGGACGCGGGTCATCTCGGCCTGTGCGCGGGTGATGTCCAGCAGTGCGGCGGCCTGAGACTTGCTAATCCCAACGTTGTTCAGCGCGGCGGCGTTGATTTCAAGCTGCTTGGCGCGAACCTGATCTTCGACAGTCGCGAGGGGACCAAGCAAACCGAGACGCTGCTGCTCAACCGCCAGAAGCTCCTTAGCCCGTGCCGCATCAAACGGCTTGTCCTTCGAGGCCGCATTGCCGATACCTACGGCGCTGTAGAACGAGTTGGCCTCGGCTTGCGTTGATTGATGCCCGCCACGACGCAACGCATCCAGAACGCTATTAGAGCCTGCTGGCGCGTTCCCAGTAGAAAGAGCAAGCTGATCCAGTTCGCCAGCATTACCGGGAAGCGATCCCGCATGCGCCAATTCCTTCATGGCGTTGACCGTGTTGACCACGGCCCGCTTTCCCCATGTCTCGAAATTGGTCCACATCTCGTTCCACTGGTCGTTCAGCTTCTTGGCTTCCTCAAGCTGCTGATCCGACAGTTTGGACGAAGCTCCTGCGATCTTATTGATTGCTTCGCTGCCCTGCTCCATGAGCTGAACCCATTGCTGGGTGGCTGGCAGTCCGGCCTGCTGAAGGATCGACACTTGGAGTGCGTAGTCGCCCTTGGCACGTAAAACCAGATCGGCAACCTTGCCGAAGGCGGATGCGGTATCGCCTACGGCCTGGCCGTTCGAGCGCAGGAGGGTTTGCAGATCGCCTAGGCCGCTCTTCGCGAGCGCAACTTGCTGGTTGAAGGCCAACATTCCCGAATTGAAATCGGAATTGGCGATGCCCTTATTAGAGCCTGCAGCCTGCAAACCTTGGAACAGTTGCCCACTGAGATTAAGTCTGTTTGCTGTGTCCGCTGTTAGCGCAATCTGCGCGTTTAGATCGATCAGGTATTGCGTGAACTGCCTGACGCCCGCAACAAGGAATGCAAAGACGACGCGGCGCGTCATCGTGTTTGCGAATTTCTCGAGCGAGTTGGTTGAATTGTCGTTTGCGGCCGCTGCCCGTTTTTGGGCTTGCTCAAGGTCGTAGAGCGAGCCTGCCATGCCCGCGATCTTGTCGGCGGCTTCCGAATTAACGTCCACTCCCGCTTTCTGAATAGCCGAAAGCTGCGCCCATTGCTTGCCCGTCGAGTTCAGACGAACAAACTGGTTCGAAAGGCTATCGACAACCTTGTTCGCGGACTTGCTGTAATTACCCTGCTGGGCATCGGCCGCAGCGAAGTTGCGGGCAAACTCTGCCGACGGCCCCTTTGCCTTGCTCAGAGCGTCGGTGACGCCGCCAGCCGACTGTTCGGCCTGCTTTGCCGCTTTGCTGAAATCCTGCAAGGCAGACGTGCCCTGCCTCACAGGACCGCTGTCCACAGCCAAGCCAAGTTGAGCGATGTCGACCATCACTTACCTTTCGCAAACATCGCTTTGAACGATTTAGCTGTAAGGGGCTGGGGCTCTTCTTGAGTCGGCCCTCGAACCAATCGAGTATCGAGCGCTCGGATGGCAGCCAGTTCCCACGCTCGCAATCGAACGCCGCTCAGAGAACACCACGCGGCTATCTCTTGATGGGAGATCGGGTGCCAGCCATTGAGCCCGTCAGTGCGGGCCGCGTTCAGTTCCTGGAAGCAGAACCAGATATGGTCAGTGCCGGCCGGTAAGTCGTAAGGCTTACCGGCAAGGCTGGCGCCGAGCGCAGAGACAAACTCCGCGATCAGCTCTTGATAAAAACCGCCCGGTCACCGACAGCCGAGGCAACCTGTTCATAAAGCCAAGGATGGCGCTTGAAGATGTCTTCGGCCGCCTCAGTTGAATAGTCGACGGCCTTGCCATTTTCTTCGATGCCCTTCCACGAAATCACGGACGCAGCCGTAACTTTGATCGCGTCGGATTCGAGATCGGCCACGGTCGGTTTCTTATTACGCTGCTTTGACAACCGCTCGTTATTGACGGCGGCCCTCGCCTTGCGCTGACGGGCGCTGTCCGGGCCGGCCACCCGAACGACGATGCCCATCTCGTCGCCGGTTTTGGGATGAAGGATCGGAACGTCGATACCCTCTTCCTGTGCCTTGGTCAGATCGGAAAACTGGGAAAGATCAGTCATTAGTCACCGCCTTACTGGGTGGCATCCACGTCCACGATATTCGAGTTGATCTCGATCGTGGCGTTGAGGTTGCGGACGGTGTTTGCGTTGCCACCGGCCTGCTGAGAGGTGGTGACGAGGCCGATAAACAGAGCCTGCGAACCGGCGGAGACGGTTGTACCGGTGTGGACGCCGCTCTGAGTGCCGGACGTGGCGACGGCAGAACCGCCCGGAGTTGCAGCCACAGTGAAGGTATCGTCGTCGGGAACCGTCTTGACGTAGTAAGTCGTGCCTGCCGTCAGCCCCGTTGGCAGTGCACCGGTCGTGGTGAACTCCACCGCATCGCCCACTTCGAGGTTGTGAGCGGTCCATGTGAACACGCCCGGCGTGGCGATGGTGACCGTGACAGTCGCAGTCTCGACAGCCGGCGCATCGTCAAACTCGATTTTGAACGCGTAGTTGTTCTTGTTGTCCCCTGCCGCGGCGGCACGGAGCGCGGCCTGACCGGGATCGCCTGGGATAATCGAGAACACGTTCTGTCGTGCGTCCACGATTAATGAGGTCGGTTGTGATGACCTGAGCGGAATCCCCGAAAGCGCCCATACTTTCCCAGCCGTCGATCTCGGTCCAGCTCTGCGAGGCAAAGTCAGCCTGCACAAAATCTGTCGCCTTCGTCGACACCGCACCGCCGATATAGATTTTCGAGCCCGCAACCGGGCTAAGGTCTTGTCCGGCCATACGGCCCTCCTGTGATCTGGGCTGTTGCCCGTTGCAAGATCGGTCGCCCCGAGCGAAACTTGCTCGGGGGAAAGATCATGAAATTCGCGAGAATCGTGCTGGCCTTATTGGCATTGACTGACCCGGCAAGAGCTACCTGTGGCGACAGCGGCGGGCCCGGCTATCGGAAGCCAAATGGAAAATGCGCAGGCTGGGCCGAGTTGGGGCGCGCCTGCGGGACTCCGCCGACTACTAAATGCTCGGCCGAAACTATTCATCCCGATGCTACCGCTGCCGCGGATAAGGGTGTCGCGATCCAGTCTTTAATGTCAGGAGCCCACCAGAAGACGAGACATTAAGCGACCTGACGCGCGAAGGCTTGGTAATGAACGCTAATCGGAGTGCGCGTGTACGGCGCATCCGGATAAGTCGGACCGATCGATGGCGGTTGAACGATACGGACGCGCATGGCGCCATCCGTCATCTCCGTCCCGCGCTTGAAGTGTGCAACGATGGCAGCTGCGATCTGCTGCGATTTGATCGCGCCCGCGTTCTGCGGGTAGACCACGGTCACCTGAAGTATCCCGGTGTAGGAGTTCCACCCGTTCAAGGTGGCAGCCGACGTTGGGATCGGCAGAAGGGCCGCTTCAAGATAGGGCAGCGGCTTTTGGCCTCCGTCGACCGGCTTGGTGAAGGCCACGTCCGGATAGGCCACCGGCAAAGCTGGGCTCAGCAGCAGTTTTGTAAGCCGCTGCAACAAAGCCTCGCATAATTGCGCCTCGATACCGATTGCGGCCATCCCGCCTGCCCTCTATCCTACCCGAGATGTCCGAGAAGCTTTCCGACAACGAAATTGACGACCGCTTGCACGCCGCGCTCGAACTCATTGGCGAGGCACAAGGGCAGACCACGCGCGGAAGCACCACTTTGGATGCTGCCCGGCAGTCCCTCGCCTTGTTAAAGTTCGGCCTGCTCTACGCGGCCTTTAAGAACTCGGACAAGAACGACGCGATCAGCGAGCCGCCCTCGCCTTAGCTTCTTCGGTCACCTGCGAGACGACCTGTCCCCATTGCGCCGCAGCGATACGAACGAACCCTGATGGCGCTTGTTTCGAGTGCCCATATTCGAGCGGTAGAACGTACGAGGCCGTCCACCCGACATAGATGGTCTGTCCCAGCTTTGCATTAGCGATGACGGCACTGATCTGGCCGAAGTCAGCAGGATAAGCTTTGCCCTCTTCGCCCTTGTTATCCGACACGATGCTTGGCATCGCTTCGGTTGAAGCTTGCGGACTTGCCCTTGCGAAACCCGTGTCCACGGGAACCCCGTTATCCGCCAACGAGAAAACTCTTTGGGTACTCTCCTTGAAAACCGCGGTCATCCGCGCTTCAGTGTCGGCAACCCAATTGTCGATCGCAGTTGTGAAGCTCAATTTTTCGACGACGGACATACTCCAAAGCCCCGAAAGATACCTTTATGACTGAAGAAGACTTCCTCACCGAGATTAACGCCCAGATTGAGCGTGCAAAACTCCAAGGCCGACCGCATGTCGAGATTAATGCCGGAGAGTTACACCGTTTGGTTGGCGGGTACCCTGTAGATCACCGCATGCCGACTTGCTGCGAAGCAATGCGCAAGGCGATGATTAGGTCTGCCGACATTTTTATTCACAAGCCGGAAAAGGGAAATGGCGCGTCTCTGACGGTGCGGTACATCTTCACCTAATCCCAAACAGAAAATCAATCTTCGGCTCCATCCAGCATCGGCAGTTGATAATCTCAGCAGCGGACCCGGCAGGATCACCAGGATAGCGCAACTGCGCACCTGAGCCTGTTACGAATGCGAAGCCATAGTGCCGGCGCTGTCCGTCCATGGTCTGGTGTGTGTCCCGCACCCTGTTGTCGTGAGCCGTATGCCAAACGAAATCGATCTGCTGAGTGTCGACCACGCCGTTCGCCAGCATTTGCGTTACCGCCTGGTTCTGCGCCTCATGCAGCGCCGCCATGGCTTCGGTCCGCGCAATCGTCTCGGCGCGATACCGCAACGCCCTATTCCGATACGACGTGATAATCTTGTTGATTAGGCTAAGCGGTAGTGGCTTTTGCTCTGCGGCATAAGTCGCAATGGTCTTCTCGAAACGCTTGTCCCGAAGTTTACGGGTTAGCGCCTTGATCGGATCGGTCAACAAGTCCTCTTGATAGTTCCTGACCCACTGCTCTTGGCTCGACGTGAGGCCGATCAATCCGCCTTGGCGATGTCCATTGGGACCAATTTTCCCTACCAGGTCGAGAGCAGCCGTCCTTGGGTTGACGCCCTTGCTCATTGCAGCGGA